GGGGAAACAATGGATTTTTATCGATATAACAAAGAAAATACTGAGGCTATTATGTCCAAAGTGTTGTACTTAGAACTCAGTAAGAATATAAATGAGGAAGATGCATATGAAATGTTGAAGTTCATCTTGACGCTCAGACATGACTTACTCCAATGTTTGATTTGTGAACAACTAAAGATACGTGCAGAACTTGGAGTAGGCCAGAAAATATTCGAAACTATGGGTGTAGAAGAAGAGAATGTGTTGAGGTTCACACCTGACATTTATTATCACTTCAATGAAACGCATTATTTTATTGATCCAGGGATATCCAGAGACCCAATTGAGTATGAAAAGAAAAAAATATCAAAATACAAGCCAGCGTTGGATAGATTGACTGAACTGGGCTTTAAGTGTCAGTTTATTCCAATATGCGTCAGACCCGACCTTTTTGACCTTGACTCGTGTATAGTCCATCCTATACCCTGGCCGCCTAGTGAGGAAGTTCTGATTGCCTTTCAGAACAACTACGATTATATCACCAAGATCATTGAATTTTATAAACCTTTGTGTAAAGATATTAGGTATAACACAGAGGATCAATCAGACTCATACTTTACAAAGCACCTTGGTGTTGATGAGTTGGTAACTGCACAGATGAGGACTTCAGCAGGGGTTAATCAACTGAATGTTAATTATAAGAGCTTTGACGAATTTAAAGAAATATTTTATGATCTAGTTGAAGATCCTGAGATATTTGAATACTTTAAAGACACAAGTATTAATAAGGATGCATACAAGCAAAACTTCATTGAAACCATTAGCAAGGCAGATCATGATAACTACCATGTCAAACCATCTTTTCACATACCGTATGCTCCTGACATGAAGTTGCCAACCGTTGATCCTGTATTAAACCTTAAGTCTGATCAGATGAACTCTTTAAATATTCTTGGTTTGTTTTCAGAGTTACCAGAGGACGATATAATATGTTTTATAAAACACATTCATAAAAATGTCAGGGTTGCATTACAGTCTAAGGGGGATTTTAATATGTTTAACTCTGACTGTTACACAGGGGACTATGAACGTGAATTTAAACTCAAGCAAGAGAAACCCAAGAATTTGCCAATGAGGGTGTTTATGAGATCAAAAGGCATTGAGCTCAGAGATGTCAAGCCTAGAGTCCTCAAGGGTAGAATTATAAGCATAGGTAATCCACAGCAGGGGAAAGACTTCTTATTTCACAGTGGTGTGAATTACTCTAGACATATGGGTCCAAGAGTGTATAAAAAGCCAAGGGATTGTCCTGAAAATTCATATAGTGTGTTTAATCGGTTTTATGACCTTGTTTGTGAGCCCAACCAGAAAGCATTAAAACCAGACCCTCTTGTTGTTAAGGAACCAGGTGATGACTCAAGCACATCGAATACAATAAAACATGAAGCAATAGAATTGTATGAGAGGTTCCATCAAAATATAAGCCGGACACATATTTATAGGATGGCTCTTCATTCATCAATTGTTGCAAAGTCTTTGATCCATTTTAATAATATGAACACAAAAGAGGGTGATTTCACGCTGATAAATAGTGGTCTCCAAAATGTTTGTCATATAATGCATGGAGGCAAGAGAAATAAGGGTAATGATCAAGGCAACCCCTTTTTCACATTAGTTATCACAGATGACAACTCCTGGGCAACAAATGTTTTTGGGAGCCATACAGTGTACACACACAATGGCCTTTATTATATTATTTACCATTGGAGGAGGTTAACAAGCAACCGCCTGAGCTTCATATCAGACTCTTATCTTTCATGCCAGAGTACTGGGTTTGACTCATTTCTAAGATTAGATAAGGCAAGCCTTAACTGTGAAGAGATCAAGAAATGTTACGGGTTTCGCACATTGGTTAGTCTTTGCACGACACAGAGGTTGGCGGAAGTACTTATGGATGTCCGATACCTTTGTATGTCATTCATAAGTGATTACAGTGATGTTGTTGGCCTAATCAAAGAGAAATTCTCACCTAGATACCCGAATTGCTTTGTATATTGGGTTGTGGTTAACATTTGCAATAAAGTTGACGAACTAATACATGACTATAATCAGCCAGGCAACATAATTAAGAAAATGGCAGTGTACAGCTCACAACGCCGCTTACAAGACAGCACAGGAGGAGATTTCAACATATTATCAATTTGGTCAAATACGAGAGTATACAATCTTCAGGACCTACTTGATGAACTCTTCGTCTATTGCCACACTATGAAAGAACCATCGTCGATATTCCATGAGTTCAAAAAGTGTTTTAAAACAATCTTTGATTTCCAGACAAGCTTTGATAGAATGCCAGACACTTCAAAATATGGTAAGTATGAAAATGCTGATTCTCTTAAGAAATGGATACTTAGTATTAGAGATGGTTTGATTAAACCCATGGGCTGTTGGGATGATGCGTGTTATCATTCTGCACAAATGATAGATGAGATTAAGGGGAATATGAAATTCAAATCACAGTTAAGGAGATCAACAAGCATGGAACCATTATCTGAATTAGTGTCTACAAAAGCTTGCATACCCGAATATAGGTTGATTGACACACCAAGTGATATGAGAAAGAGAGCTAAGGACAACAAGGAGAAGCTAAAAGATTTCTTTGAAAAGCAGGGTATACCATATGAGGATTATAATACCATTGTTAGGAGGATGAGTGATGTCAGCCCTGGAAGTGTTGTGCTTAAGGAAAAAAAGAGTGGTAGGATGAAGGTCATTGACTGTATACAGGATTTTTTGATTAGGTTTCCAACTAGTAAAACAGTCTTAGATGTTGCAAATTGGAATATTAAACAGAACAATTGTAGAGCTGTTGCAGATGTCTGTGTAAAGGCACAATATGGGGCAAAAAGAGAATTCTATGTTTTGAATTTTGGGGCAAAATGCATGCTTCGAGTCCTTGAAAATACATATAAGACAATTGCAGATTTTATGCCAGAGGAAATGATTTCTTGCCCTGGTGATACAAAATTGAAGCATATGGCAGAACTATCAGATTATGCAATAAGATGGTCACCTGACAGTAACTACAGGCTGTATTTCGTCAATGGGGACTGCACAAAATGGTCTGCAAGTGAAACTTTAACTTCATTCTTAGCCTTCACTGATGGGTTAAGACAAGCATTAGGGGCTGAACTAACTGAATTCTGCAAGGCAGCTCTTTCAGCATGGTCAGAGAAAGAAATTTTGATACCTAATGAGTTGCTAGAAGGAACTATCTACCTGACTGAGCAGAATAGTTATCTTAAACTTGGGACATCAATACATAGCACGCAGAATTTTCTGCAAGGCATGCTAAATTATAGTTCATCTGTGAAAGCAATTGCGGCAACCCGACTTGCAATAGAATTATGGAACTTAAAATATGGTGGTTCGAATCGTATAATGGTTAGACAGCTAGGTCATTCTGATGATTACATTTTAATTATAAGAGCATCTGATGAACAAGATCTGGTGAAATTCCGTGTTTACCATAAGCTAATGCAGAGACTTGTAGGCATAACAGATAGTTCAAAGAAAACTAATGTCCAGCAGCATATAATGGAATTTATATCTTTAATGTCATTCAACGGTCAAATGTCATATCCAAACATCAAGAAGACAAAGGAGACAGGGCTGAATATAAGCTGTGAAGGTTTTCAAAGGGATGCTATGACAATAACATCACGTTCAGGTGAATCAGTGAGATTAGGTGTGCCTTTATTAAGTGCCTACATGCAGCAGAGGTTACACTGTTCCAGTATTTATAGGGCTTATGCCTTGTGTACAGGCATGAGGAATGAGATCAAATCGAGTATTGACCCATATAACTGGCCTATAGAATTGTTTGGGTTACCAGACTGTTTACCACTTATAAATATAAACTCCTATTGTGACCCAAACAACGTGAGATTATATAGGTACAATGCAAGATCTAGGGGGCTGATATGTGCACTGTTTGAGCTGAATAAAGAGTGGTGCCCAGAGATGTCACATAACCCAATTGAGACCGATATACTTTTCAGCCCAGTTTATACTTATAAAAGGACAGGAGGTGTTATTAAGAAGATAAGGGAAATACTCAATCTCACAAAAGATGATATTTCACATTTCTATGAGGACTGCCCTGAGTATAAAATTATGAAGCCTAACTGCCCGATTCACTTGTTGGCATGGATCCAGTGTCTATATTACAATAACTCATTCTCCAAGGCATATGCAATTGTGAGCAGACCTAACCTAATGCTAAGGTTATCATTTTTTGTCAGTAACGATTGCATAAGAGTCCCATGGATGGAAAAGCCATTAAGATTAAAAGATTATTTTTATGAAATTATGAAAAAACTGAAGCCCATGGAGATTAAAACATTAGAACCCTACCTGTCAAGTTATAATGTAAATGTTACAATTGCATTTGATATATTGGAAAATAACTATATACACAAAAGTAATTTCAGACCACAAAATGCACAAGCAATGCATCTACCCAAACCAATTAAACACATAAAAATTTTGAACAATTTATCCACTATAGTACAACGCATTTTGAGCCCTGAACGTTTCAAGTTAGATGGTAGGATGATAAGCTACCCAGGATCATTTAAATATGAAGTTGGAGAGATAGAGAAATTATGCCAGATGAAAATTGAGGACCTAAAACATGTACACATGATACGACTGCACTCCTTGATGCGTTCCCAGACTACACAGAGTAAGTATGGTATCGGCTATTCCTCGGCATCTGACAAGAGTAGCATTATATACATACAAAGTTGGCTTGAAAATGGGATAAACCCAAATAGTAAGTATATACTGCAGAAAGAGAAGCTATTGAAAGTTAATAACCCAGTAACTGGCGAATTTCTTTTCGAGAGGGATTACGGCATGTCTACATCATACTCTAATATATGCATGGAAAACTTGACAATGCTGTACTACTTACTTGTCTCTAAGGAAGGGTGGAGCATAAGCGATTTTAGAGATGTTGTCAATAATTTGAGGTTAAAGGAAGGTGATCTCAAAAAAATCATGGATACAAGTTCAATAGATTACAGTAATATGAGTGATTATCTCCATAAAAGGATGTTTGCATTTTTTAAATATATATTGTACAATGACGTAAGTGACTTGATGAAAATAGTGAATTCAACACTTAGTTACAAATACAAGTTCTTTGATAAACGAGATTTAACCCATGAACAACGATTGAATTCTAATGTTATAGATGGTGTGTACATAAGGTATCAGAATGATAACTATGTTGTGTTAAAGATGGCCAATGGAAGTCATTATGTTGAATCTATGGTTATACAGTTGACTAGGCTTGCATATGTTATGAACATTGGAAAAATGCTAATGAGAAGCATCACATTTGAACAGCATTGCAGAGCAGTCAAAGAAGGCCTAATACGTGAGATTGACATTGATGATGAAAATGTAGACCCTGGGTTCTTTAAAATTGGGAGAGCCATACAGTATCTAAATGAGCCTGCAGTTTTCCCAAGGTTAAACATTAACAAAAGAATTGTTAGCCATATACCATCACTAAGCCAGTCATCAAACAGTGGCCAGGATTTCACAATAAATCTGCGCGACGCATCCATCTCACATGGAGGTGTGTTATTGTTTAGACTATCTTTATACAGTTGCAGTCAGAATTGTGTTATTGATTATATACCAGGGAAGATCAGGGAAATAAGCTTACAGAACCTTGTGAGAGACAATATTATTTATTGGTACATACATGGGCATGCGAGTGCGCCAATTAGTAATTTTGATATTGACGAAGTGCTCAAGCCGAGAACGATAGACATAGAGAGACTAATTATCCAAAATGATCAGGATGTTATAGAAGGGAATGAAGATGCAAAGGTTATAATGGGCTTGAACAGGTTTGATGATCCAAAAAAACCAAATGAGCACGGTGGCACCAAGAATGAATTTGACTTAAAATTGGAGGGTGACCTAAATGTTACTTTTTTAGATGATGATATGAAACCCATAATCACAGATTGGGGTAAAAAAAAAGATATGCAGCTTGGCAATAGCCCTTCAAAGTTAAAGAGTAGTGTTGACAGTCAGTCCAATGACTCTGATAGTCAAACCGACGATTTTAACTTTTATAGTGATGACAATAACTTGGTAGGGGATGAAGATCATACTATATTAGTCGGTTCAAGCATAGAATCAGGAGGTCAATCACGGGGTACAAGACCTATGAATGATTACTCATCATACTTATCGCATGCTAAGGATTTCTTTTCATTTGGCGGTAGTTCAGAGCCTCAAATTCACGATGAGGAAGTGCAAAAAAAAGAAAAAGATGGAGATAAGCCTAAACCTGATTACTCTGCATACTTGCAGTCAGCAGATGATTTTTTTTCAAAGGATGGTATTAATGGCTCAAACTTTGATGATGAATGGGTCGATGAGGGTGAATCTGAAGAAGCAGCCCAAGGCCAAATTAAGGCTGAAAAACTACCAGAAAAAAAACCCGATTATTCCAAATATCTACAGTCTGCACAGAATTTCTTTATGGGTGATGACATTGACAATTTTGATCTTGATGGTGAATGGGTTGACGATGGAGAGGCTGGGGAAACAATTAAACAACAAATTGAGATTGAGAAACCAATTGAAGTTGACTTTAACCTTAAATTTGACAAAGAAAGTGGTTGGTCATGGCACGAGGTTGCTATAGAAGAAGCAAGAGACCTCAACACACTAACCCTAGAAGGGATTGAGGTTGTTGAAGACCTTGATGCGCCTCCTCTAACGCCAGATAGCAGCACTGAAGACAGTGACAGTTCAAGTGAGGAATTGCATGATCTACCAATGTTCTTCCAGATTAAGGGCTCAGGGGAAGTTTTTGGGAAAAATTATATATCCAAGATGATTGAGAAATTACCCAAGATCGAAGATTTCCTGATGTCACAATACATTGGAATAACTTGTAACGCACTAACAGAGGCACCTGAGATGTTATTTGAAGCATTAAAATTTAGTAACCAAGCTGAATATTTAATGAAAATAGGTTACTCATTTACCACAAAAGAAACCCAAGCAATTAAGTTAATAAACAATATGTTGGTTGAAATAGCATCCCGATCTTTATTAACAAATGGAGTATTTATAGGTGATTGGTATTTAAAGACAACTGACAACTGCAGAATAGCTATTGAGAGAGTACAGTCCTTTAATATGGAAGAGAGAGCAAGGCTTATGGCAAAAGCATCACGAGGGCGGGTAGAAAGGTCAGAGTCTAGGTTCCTTGTGTATACATGGAATAGGCACTCTAAGATACTGTTATTTAAACCACCAACAAGGCTCTCAAGGATATTAACTAACAAGACATTCGGGTCAGTCATTGAAGACATTGAAAGTGTGTTAAACGATTACTTCAGTATAATAGAGAATTTAATAAGTGTTGAGTGAGCACCTTGCCCCAGTAAATTGACTGACACAATATTGTTTAATCTACACACTAAAATCATTTATAATCCATGTTTCCC